ACTTAATCTTGTATGACCAATAACTACTGGAATTTTAGTAGGAGCATCATAATTTGTATTAGATAAGAAATCTTTATACACTTTATTTTTATCAATTCCTATAACAATGTCACCATCTTTAGAAATTCCACAAGAATGTGTTCCCCTTGATTCATTAAATATTCCTAAAATATCTAATTTATTTTTATTAAATTGTTTAGGATCTTTTCCTGCCCAAGCAAATATACCACAATTTAATGTGGTATATTGTACTTTAAACACTATTATCCTAAACATATGAATTATTAGTATACTTAGTATTATATTGATCATTTTATTTTAGTTTTTTGTAATTAATTTTTTTTCTTGTTTTATTACTTCAAATTTAGAAAGTAATTCTTGAGCCATTTGTTTGTTATTAGAATTAATAGTAGTTCTAATAACATCTGCATAGTTTTTAATTAATTCATCAATAATTCCAGAATTAACTAATTCAATAGCTTCAATTGTTTTATTAAATGCCCAAGCCATTGATACATCATCTTTTACCCAAAAATTAGATAAAGTTCTATATTCAACACCATAATCTTTAAATCTGAAACAACCTGCTTTACCATACATTTCTTTTCTTCTATCATCTTTATCTAATAATAAAGATCCTAAACCAAGAACTGCATCCATAGCATAAATGATTTTTTCACTAACTTCTTGTGATGGATTTTCATATCCAATATGAATATGACCACCACAAGTTCTTAATTGACCACCTGCTTTTGGTGGTTCATTCATAGCTCTTAAATATACATTATAATCTGGCTCACAACCAAATAATTTAGCTTGTGCAGTTTGTAGATATTTTTTATCTATAACTGCTGAAGCACTATTATTCAATTTACAACCTTGTAATTCTACTAAGGCGTTTAAATAATCTTTAACAAAATTAATGTTGGCTATAAAATCCTCTGCTGATTCAGATGCAGGAATATTAAATTCTACCAAAACATTATCTTCTTGTATTGCATGTCCTTCATCACTAATTGGGATAGGTTCATTTTTAGTTCCACCGATATAACCTTCTGCTGATATAATTTCTCCATCTTTTTCTAAGAATAATTCTGGATCAGCTCCTATAAGAATATTTTTTACCATGTCTATTTATTTTTATTTTGTTAAATATTGTTCTATTAATTTTAAAATATACTTTTTTGTACTATTTGGGCAATTAGAAGCTTCAGGATGACCTTGAATAGCTAATGCTCTTTTATTTTTGTAATATATAATTTCTGGTTCTAAAAACATTTCAGGAATTTCCATTTCTTGATTAGCACCATTTAAATATGTATCACTTTTAAAAGTATCTGCCCATGCTATTACTTCATAACTTGTATAAGGTAATATATAAGGAAACATCATTTGATGATGAGTAGATGTAATTTCAAAAGTTTGTCTATTAGAGGTTTCAATTAAATGATTTCCATTAGCATGACCATTAACATGTTGAACAAGTTTACCACCTGCTAAAACAGTTAAAAATTGTGAACCTCTACAAATACCTAATTTAGGTAAATGATTATACATACGTGCTATATCAAATTCTTCTTTGTCCCTAGTATTGTTAGAAAATGTTTTACTACCTGCATCTTCATTATAATATGCAGGTGTTACATCTTCTCCACCTGTAAATACTAATAGAGATACATTTTCACCAGTTTTTAATAAAGTTTTAAAAGGGACAGCTTCTATTTCAAATATTTCTTCTAAAAAAGATTTATATGCACTAGAAAAACCACGATCCACTCCTATTTTTAATTTTCTTTTATTCTCCATTATATTTTTGTGTTAATAATTTTGTTAATTCTGTTTTATATTTACCTAATGTTACATCTCCAAATGATGGAGCTGAATTAATTTCTACAATGATAAAATCAGGATCTTTTCTAATTTCATCATTTTTATCTCTAGAAGACTGTATTCTTAAATCTACAGCACCAAAATCTAAACCAACAGATTGTAATGCTTTTACTGATTCTTCAATTACTTTATCCCAATTTATAGGTTTATCAAAAGTTTCATTTTCTTCTAATATCCATACACAATGTTCATCATTTCTGAACCATCTGTCTTCTTGAGGCGTATCTTCTTTAATCATTTTTCTACAAGTATAGAAACAACCATTTTTACTGATATGTAATCTATATTCTCTTGCATAATTATAATATTTTTCAAAAAGATAATTATCTAAGTTTTTACCTACTAACCAAGCTTCTAAAGATTCTTTGTTATCGTGTTTTTTATTACCTTGATTTCTACTACCAAAATAAGATTTAGATATAATAGGAAAAGGTAATTGAGACATTTCTACACCTTCTTCATTTGGTAAATTAAAAATACCTTCATCAGTATTATATAACCACCAATCTGCAGTTTTAACCATATTATTAGTAAAACATTTTTTCATTAATAATTTACTAGATGAATTTTTAATAGCTTCAACTGTATTAAGTTCTATTCTACCATCATTAAACTCTGTTAAAGAACCAAATCTTACTACAGATTTAAATGGAAATAATGGAAATGTACCTCTTTGTTTTAAAGGTGCATGTGAAGGATGTCTACTTCTAATATTAGGTCTAAAATATTTATACATTTATAAATTCTTTTGTTGTTGTGTATTCAGTCCAATCTCCGTTTTGTACTTGTTTATAATGATCTGTAGAATGAGGAAAAGTATAAATATAAGCTTCTCCAAATGGAGTTTCAATTACTGTTCTTACATAATAACAACTATCTGGTTCATCTACATCAAAACCTTCTAATGTATCTAAACGTGATAATATATCATCAGTAATTCTATAAATTTCCAATACTATAGAAGTATTACCACTTTCTTTGATTGCAGGATAAGCTCCAACATCAAACATACTAAAAATAGGTTCACTTTCGTAATTACCCATATATTTTGCACCATCTAATACTCTATGATTAGATAATGTTTTTCTTAAACTACCATATACTGCTACTAACATATTTTTATATTTTTAAAAAGGACAGTCTAAAGCATCTTCTATCATACTATTTAGTATAAGTTTTGATTCTTTAATTCCTTTATTTTTAACTAAATCACTAAAATCTTTTGATTTGTATTTTTCATCAATTTCTATTTGACGAAAATTAAATTCAGATGATAATTTCTCTCCAAATTGCCTGCCCCAATTAATATCACTATCAAAGTCATTATCATATAATAGAAGAATATTTTCAAATCTATCTATTAATTCATTAACAACATATGGTTTTGGTTTAATTGATTCAGATTGTAAAGCAACAGAAGGTATACCTAATAGACTATCAATTGCCATTACATCTTTTAAAGATTTTGTAATGATTAATAGTTCTCCTTTTTCAGGTAATTGTTCCCATCCTTGCCATATTGAATCATTATGATTATTTAACCATTTATAATCTTTATTAAAAGGTTGATAAATTTTGTAGGTCTCTGTTTTATCTTTATTCTCAGTAAAGGCGTATGCGTATTTATTGGCATAAATTGGTTTCTGATTTATAAAAATATAATCAATTGGATCTACATGATATTTTGATAAGGTTTCTTGATCAATACCAAATTGTAACCAAAAAGCATAATCTTGAGCTGTCCATGCTCTTCTTTTTTTACCTAGATTATGTTGTTGGATATCTTTTAGAATCTCACTCTTATTTTTAAAATTATCTGGATCATAAGTTCCAGAAGATTTTTCTAAATCTTTAACAATAAATTCATCTCTTAAATCAAAATCTATTGCTATTTTACTTAATGCTTCAAAATAATTTAAACCAAATTTTAATTGTACAAGTTTTACAAAATCACCTGCACCTAATCTAAAATCTTTAAAACATATTTCACCACTTTCTCCTATGAAATATCCAAATGATGGAGCTTCTTCAGCTTTTATTGGTGAATGAATAGCTACTTTTAATTCTACTTCTCTACCACTATAAAATCTAAAAACATCTATATCTTGAATGTGTTGTAATAATCCTTCTTTTGTTACTAATTTTTTATTTAAGTTCATAATTTTATAGTATATTAATTAAGGTTTAAAAAAGGGGACATTTCTGCCCCCTATTAATATTATACCCAATCATTATTACCTGATGCTGAATCAGAAGAAGGAGCATCTTGCTCAATTCTTTCTAATAAATCACCTGGCTTAGATCTTAATCTACTAATTGATGTAGAGGCATCTTCAATGAAATCAAAATATCTTAATTCCATATATTTTTTAGCATAACCTGTTGTACCATAGGTAACAAATACATTATACTTTTTAGCACCTGCATTATCATTAATTAGTTTAAAAAGAACATCAAAAGCTTCTTTTGAACTACCTACTTTAGGGAAATCATAGTCTGCACCCATTACTGATTTAGCAATACTTACAACTCTACCTACTTCTCTAACTTCTCTTTTTGCATTATCATCATCAGATTTATTAGGGTCTGCTTTTGGATAATAAAATCCACCATTAAGCTTACCACCATTAGAATCTTCAACAATTAATTTATAACTTGGATAAGTATCAGGATCTTCAGCCTTTTTCTTTTCCACAGAAATCATTACATTATCAACTTTACCACCTTGACCATTATTAAAAATAACAGTTCCTCCAAATTTCTTTTCGTTTAAATCAAACATCTTTTATATTATTGTTTTTTATTATTTATAAATATTTGAGACCAATCTGTTTTAATTTGTCCTGCCTCATCAGACTTTGCAACTACTATTTCTACACCTTTTAAATGTTCACTACGTGCTCCACATAATAAACTTTCAGATGCTTGAAAATTAATAATTGTTTCATTTTCATGTCTATAAAGATAACCTATAGCATCTACTTTTGAACATAAAATACCAGCCATTTTGCCTGTTAGGTCTAAGCCTCGTTCATTCATTTCTTTGCCTTCTCTTTCGATTAGTTTATCTTTAGTATGACCTAAAATAATTAGAGTATCGCATATATTTTCTAGTTCATTTAAAACTGTCTTTAATGCTTCTCTTGTATATCTATATCCTGCACCATTAGGTAGAGTTGTAACATCATCTCCTACCCAATTACGTCCTATTGGAGTATCTCTATACGTTTTATTTGCTAAAGGTAATACAATGTCCTCAAGGGCTGTTACTGTATCTATTGCTATATATTTATATACATAATCTCCTTTTTTAGCATTTGCTTCTTTGATAGTGTCAATTAATTTTTTTAATATAATTATAGGTAGTTTACCTTCAGCTTCTGCTGTTCTAACTACATCATATTTTAAAGCATTAACAAAATCACTACCTTTTTCTAAGTCAATCATTAAACAATTATCTAAACCTGATACCACTGTGGTTTTACCCATTTTTGGTTGACTAAATATGACCATTGTTTTAGGATTAACCCTAATTGCATCTGTTCTTTTTATTGGTAATTCTATCATTTCATCATCATCCGACCTATACCCCCACTATTTAATTATTTATTATTTCTTGTAAAGTAATATTATAATTTATAAAACCTTGATCTAATATATTAATTCTATGTAAACTTTTTTCAAAACTATCATAATTCCAAGTAGCAAACCCTCTAAAATTATC